TCTTCGCCGGTCGCAGGGTCAAACTTCATCAGTATGTTTTGCATTTCCAATTCTCCAATCGGTCGCCAAAACGCCCATTCAGCGGGCTGATCCACGGCCCAATGCGGGTGCCCCAAGTGCGGCTCTATCCACGCATAGAACCCCGGCATATCAAAGGCAATGCCGCGTGTCTTCACGCTGAAAGCGCCGTTGTCCAGCATCACGCTTTGCCCAATGCGCAGGCATGTCGCCAAGTCTTGCGGTGCAGCGAAGCTCACGCAAAACATGCGCCCGGCCATGCGCTCAAGCTGGGCGCGGGGCGTTATCGGGGTTCCGTGGTAGTGCAACACTCAATTCCTAGCTTCGGCAACAAACGCCGAACTAATCGCTCAACCGGACGCGCCGCAAGCGGCACGCCGGTTAGCTCAAACGTTAGGCCCCAAAGCCCCACCACGCGCCAGCGAAGCCAGCACAAGCATTTCGCCCCTGCGGATCAGCGCCGTCAGTAGTTCGGCCTCGGTGCTGCACTCGGGCTCCACCGTGTCCAGCGTCGGCAGCGCCTCGGCAATCCACAGCCCCAGCGTCTGCAACTGGGCGCGCAGTTCGGGCACGCTCTCGGGCTCATGCTTGTGGGCCGCCTCCAGTTGAAGCGCGTGGTTCCGCGCCATGTCGCGCATGGTCTGCTGCATGTCTTCATACTCTGCCTGGCGCTGGGTATCTCGGTGGGCAAGTTGAATGGCTGCGTTTTGTGCTTGCAGCAGCGCCGCCTCCAGCACTTTGCGCTTGTACTCGGCAGTCTCAAGCTCCACCAGTCGCGCCTTCGGTATCGTTATGTGCGTGTCCATTCGACAAGCTTTCCTTGTTGGTTCGCTTCGGATACAGGGGCCTAACAGGCGGTTGCAGGCGAGCCCTTCGGGCCGCCTGAACCTAGTCGTTAAGCCGCCCCACCACTGTCTCCGGGTGTGTCGGTCATTCCGTGGCTCCGACGTTCTCGCTCGGCTCCCACAACTTCCCACGCATCCCGCATGGAGCCAGCCATTTGCGTTGGCGTTCATCTCGGCACCCGCTACCGGCACTGCTAATGCTGGCTCTGGCAAGTGCCCATGGATCGCCCGCGTTCACCACTGGATGCTGACAAAGTAGATTCCACTCGGCATCTTTCGACGGCTTGCTGTGCTTGCAGTCTTTGCACAGTGCTGGGTACGGCTTACTCATTTCGCGGCTCCTATTGCTGCGGCTGCTCGGACGATGGCTCGTCGGGTGGCGGCGTAGGGGTCGTCACCGAGTGGCACAACGACACCAGGACCGTCTTTGTATGCGTGTGCAGCGACGCTTCCAACGTCGATAACGATCCGCAGCTTCACCGCCAGCCGCAGCGCGTCGCCGTCGTCGGTGAGGGGGTTCCAGCGGCCATTTGGCGTGTCGTGGGTCAATGGATGCCACGCACCCCCACCGACAGCCTTCGCCGCGTTCTCTAATAGCTCTCGGTCGGTCATCACTTGCCTCCAATCCCGTGTGCGCTGATGAAAGTCTCAACCGCTGCGATGGTCACTCGCGTCAATTCAATGGGTCGCGTTTGCTCTTGGTGGTACTTCAAGGCATCGAGTGCGGTGTCCAGCATCAGCCAGAATTCCTCCGTCAGCGGCGCTCGGGGCGGGTGGGCTGCATGCTTGTGAACCAGCGCGATCAGACGCTTTGCCTCACCCTCGTATTTCATCCAACGGTCGCCCCACGGCTCGGGGATCGGCCCGCCCTCCCAGATCAGTTCGTTGCATGCGTCCTCGCCGTTCTCGTCGGCGCATAGCTCCCATGCCAGCGACTCCCATCCCTCGCCACCTTCCCACGCCACCGGCTCCGGTGCCACTGAGGGCGCGGCGTCAGCAGGCGCGGCGGGCTGTGCGCGCCCGTATCCAATAGCTTGGCCGATGCGCTGCAATTGGCTCTTGTATGGTTCATCATGCCGGTCCATTGCGGCAGTCTCGTCGGTAGATTTATTCATTCGGCTGCTCCTGGCGCAGCGCGGCGTCGATGGCGTCACGGATAGTCGGGAGCGGGTCTGATTGGTTGACGACCGACCACCCCTCAAACGTGCTGCGTTCTTCCATGTCGTTTGATCCGTCCGTCCGCCAATGTCGAGTGACGTTCCAGACCGTGTAAGCCGGTAGCCGTTTTGACTCAAGAAAATCAAGCCGCTCCGCATCAGCCCGCCGCGCCGACAGTTCTGCGGCCAGTGCTGCTCGCTCGCCAATGAGTCGCTCAGTCATGGCCGTGATGTTCTCGTTAGGTAGCGCCCCGCCGAGTTCCCGCAGGCGCAATCCCTCGTCCATTTCTTCTCGCAGTGAGCCGATCAATCCAGCTTTCGTCAATTGCAGCGCCTCGATCTGCGCGGCCTGATCCCGGATGATGTCTTTTTGATGTGCAATCACTCGCTCTCGAATTTCAGCCATATCGCTCGCGACTTTCGCTGCGTGGGCCTGCTGTTCGAGGGCGCCATTCCAAGCGTCCCATTCACCACAGGTGTTGATGGTGTGGTGCCATGCCTCTTTGCCCCATCTGCGCTGTGCCCATGCGACAAAGGCCATCCACCTTGGATCATTGGGGTCGGTGGTGTCGGTCATTTCGCGGCTCCCTGTTCCTGCTGGCAGCACCGCATCACTGCGACAACCCCGCCTGTGTGGACATGATATCCGGCGATTTCGCTTGATGTCGGCAGGCCCGCTCCAACGGCTGCGTCCTCGCACCTTGCGCACACGATCCGCCCTGCTGGCGGCGAATCGAGGAACGTGAATTTCTTCGTGCCTGTCGCTACGTTCCCGCACCAGCCGTGAACGCCGATGTGCGGCGCATATTTCGGTCCGATCTTGTGTGTCGTGACATGGCGCACGCGATGGATAAGCATTGCGCGGCTGTTCTCGACGAACGGGCGGCATGACACCCATGGAATGCCGCCGAAGCCTGCAGGCATTTCGTATTTTTCGAGCGCAATCATCACTTGCCTCCAATCCCGTGGGCGGCTTCGATTGCGCGGGCAAATGGAACGCCGATCTCAGCGGCCCACGCATCGCGGTGCGGAGTGCTGGCGTCGCCCTCATAAACCGTGCGTAGCACAATCGCAGCGATCTCCGCGTCCGTCAGCGGCGCTCGTGGCGGGTAATTGAGGGCAAACCAAGTTCTCAATTCGCGGTGCAACCACGCCTTGTGCCCATCGTCTCCGTGCCTGATGTGCGTGAATAAACTCCACGCCAGTTCTTCCCACGCCACCGGCTCCGGTACCACTGAGGGCGCGGCGTCGAAAAGGTCGCGCGCCTTTGAGCCATGGTCAGCGTGCCCGGGCGGTTCCTCGTCGGCGTACAAGCGCGGCGCCGACACTGGAAGGCCGTCAGCCCCCTTCGGTTCAGCAGGCGCGGATAGGGCGGCTTGCCAGCCAATCCACTTGTGCTCGCATGGCATCGAGTTTGTTGTTCGGCACCACTCCTCGAATCTCTCGCGTTCTGTCGTCATTTCGTCCACTCCCCAACAGGCACGTTCAGCAACTGCTGCTCGATCACTTGGCGCAGCGTGTCGCGCTCAGTTCGCAGCGCATCACGCTCGGCCACCAGCGTATCGACGGCGGCTTTGAGTGCTAGATGCCGCTCGTCCATTGAATATGACGATCTGGCGCAGGCATACCTGTATGCCAAGTTCATGATTCCGTCTGTCGTCATATCAATCCCTCCACAACCACAACTCCCTCGGCCACATTGCCGGCGCGCGCCTGCTTGATCCGGTTGACCGTCTTCGTGTATGCCGTCTCGAATTCGCCGTAGCTGCACACCTGCAACTGCGTCTTGTGCAACTGGGCCAGCCACTGCAGCGCGTCGATCTCGGCCGCGTACAGCGTCCACGAGCCGCGCGACTTGAATCGCTCCGACACGTCGGACAACACTTTCTGCGCGTCCCTGATCACGCGCTCGGCTTCAGGACCGCCGCCGAGCCGCATTTGGCACAGCGTCTCGCTCACGTTCGATGTGTCGGCCAGCGATGCCCAGTGCTCGGGCGTCGCTTTGCCGTACATGAATGCCCGAATCGCTTTCGCGACGACATCGACCTGCATGCTGACGTCGGCTGCACTCAGCGCAGCACACCGACGCATGGCGCTGATGTGTGCGTTGAGATGCCGGGCGCGTGGCTTCATCTTCGGCATTTACTTGGCGCGCTTGGCGACGACCTTCTTGGCCACGACTTTCTTCGCGACCACTTTCTTCGCAGCAGGCGCAGCCTCATCTCCGATGTTCGCCAGCGGCCCGGCAATGCAGACGTCGGAGATGAACTTCTGCAGCGCCTTCGTCGCGTTGCCCTTGCTCGCGTATCCCTCGCCTGAGTCGGCGACGACGCGGCCGTTTTTGGAAAGTGCGTGCCAGCGGTGTTGGCCGGCCTTGTCGGTGTAGATACTGAATTTCATGGGTGATCCTTGGGGTTGGTTGAACGTCTCGGGGCCACGTACCGCACCCCATGCCTCTCGCTCGGGTCGAAATCAAACTCGACCCCGAACTCTGTTGCCGCGTGTGCAGTCACGCGGTCGATGTATTCGCTGTAGCCCTTGACGCCAAGGTCTTCGGTTGAGCGGCGAACGCGATGCGGCGTGGCGCGCTTGGCGCCGGGCATCTTGCGCATCTCCCATGTGTCGGGCAGGAACAGCTTGCGGTAATACTCTTTCCAGACAGCGACGACGAAGCGCTCGCCGAGCACGCGAACCTGCTCGCTGATCTGCGTCAGCACGGGACCGTGAAAGAACCGCCGCTGCTTCGCGCTGATGTCGTCAATCACCGGGCCGACCGAAATCTCAACCCTCTGGCCGTTCATGCGCAGCGCCTTGGCATGCGACATCGCAGCAATGAAGATCTCGCGCGCCTGGTCGTCGCTGTAGATCACGGCGGTCATGGTTTCAGACATACAGCAGCAACCTGATCGTGTCGTTCAGGCACTGCAACTCGTCCATCTTGCGAACGATCAAGTGCGTCTTCGTGCCGTGGATACCGTAGGGTCCGCGGTGGCATGAGTAGCAGAGCGGAAACGACGTGAACCACTGGCCCTGCTTGATCTCGTGCGCTTCACTCGGGCCGGGCGCCTGGCAGACGATGCAGTCCATCTCCTTGATGCGCCCGACGTGCTCGCGCTCGGTGACGGTCTGGGCCTTCTTGTTCTTCGACCACATCGGTCAGACCCCTTCCGCAGCAGACCCAACAGCGCGACCGAACTGCACGAGCTCGGCCATCACGACTTCCGCGTTGCGGCCGGCTTTCTGCAACTCAAGGCAGGCCAGTGCGCCGCTCATGAACGCGCGCTTCTGCAGCACCCGGGTCATCGCGCTCGCATCCGCATCGACGTGGTCGATGGAGTACGCGATCCAGTACTCGTCCAGCGATGTCGCGTCCATGTCAGTGCGCCTTCTTCTGGTCGAACGCACGCGGTTCGAAGCGGTCTGGATGGGCCTCGCGGATGCGGTCGATGATCCCGGCGACGAACTCGTCCCGGGTCATCGCGATCGATCCGTGGTTCAAGTCCCACCAGCGTCGATGGCGCTCGCGCATGGTCTCGAATCGGTTGAGGGCGATCATTTCCTTGACCGACTTCATGCGAGCACTCCATCCTCGGTTGCTGCCGCAATGGCGGCGTTGCACTGGGCCAGTTCTTCCGGCGTGCCAAGCGTCGCCATGTACGGGATCGTGATCACGAGCGCATCCAGCAGCAGCGGGGCAGCACGGCGCACGCGATCCGCAGCGCGCTCGGCTTCCATGCGCTCGGCCTCGTGGCGTGCTTCCTCGGCACGACGACGCTCGGCGGCTTCAGCGTCCAGGCGGCGCTGCTCGGCGGCTGCGGCTTCCTGTCGCTGGCGCAGATCTGCATCGGCCTGCTCGCGCGCCTTGCGTGCCTCGGCTTCCTGTCGATCCTGTTCGCGGCGCTGATCGGCCAGCCGCTGCGACTCGATCGCCTGCTCGGCGGCGATGCGCTCGGCTTCGACTGCGGCAGCCAGCAGGCGCCTCATCTCGGTCACGGCGGCATCACGCGCCTCGACCGCTTGAGAGTAGAACTCGGCCCAGTTCGCCGGGTCGATCACTTCGGCCTCGAATGCCTTGAGTGCGCACTCGATCAGGTCCGATGGCCGGCCGACAAAAGGTGCGGCCACGCTGCGCAACTCGTGCAGCTTGTTCTGGTACTGCGCGACGCGCTCGAGCCGCTTCGCTTCCTCACGCAGACGGGCACCTTCACACTCGCGCGCCACAGCGTCGGCGTGCAATTGATGCAGCGCTTGCAGCGTCTCGACCTGAGCGGCAAGGGCGGCCGACTCCCATTCCTCGTAGACCTTGTCGATCACCAGCGCGCCGACCTGTTCGATGGCCAGCGCCAGGATCGCTGAACTGGACCGGCCATGCCCGGTCGCAGCGGCACGGATCTCGGCGATCTTGTTGGTGTGCCGCAGGATGCGCAGCCGATCCGATTCGGCGCGCGCCTGGCGCTCGGCTTCGCGCTTCTCGTCAGCCGCACGGATCTGCGCGTCGATGGGTTCCTCGAGCAGCAGGATCGCGTCTGTGATGCGCTTGGCCTCGGCGTCGATCAGGCGCGACCGTTCAAGTGCCGGCGCCTTCAGTTCCTTGCGCTTGGCCTCGAGTCCGGTGCGCAGCCGGAGCAGTTCAAGCCGGGCGGCGCGCGCTTCCTTGTCGCCCTTTGTGGTTGACACGTCGAAGACGACGTTCTTGAAGCGGTGCGCCAGGTCGGCCAGTCCGGCTGCGGTCGGGCTGTATTCGGCGATCGAGGTTTCGATGGCCGGTCGGTCGATGGTTTCGTTGTCCAAGGGATCTCCGTTCATGCGGCCAGCGGCATACGCAACGCCGACTCAGCCTTGTTGACAAGTTGGTTGAAGGCCAGCAGATCGGCCTCCAGAGATTCGATGTAGTCGTCGTCGCGCTTGACCTCGACCCACCACAGTTGTTTGCCCGCAGCAGACAGGGCAGGGCAGTACATGGCGAAGTGCCACCACTTCGCTCCGGTCAGCCACATGCAGCCCTGAACCTGATCAATGAACTCGCTGATGTCGCCATCCACGATCACGCGGCGCATGCCTTCAGGCGACACCAGGCACTTGTATTCACTGCCGCCATCGGGCGTGATCAACCCGTCAGCGCTTCCACCGAACAGACCGTCGTCGGTGCTGACGAACCCGGCGCGCTCCACGATCACGCCGGCCTGTGCTTCGTGCTCGCGGCGCGCATCCGGCTCGAGCTCGTGGCCGCGACGCATCTGCCACGTCTCAAAGCCTTCATCCAATGGCTCGCCGCTGATTCGCTCGACGGCGAGACGGAATGCGTAGTTCAATGCCGCTTCGCTCGGGTCGCCGACCGACAGACCGGCAAGGGCGCGCTGCACCGTTTCGGTCTGCCGCGGCTTCGTCTTGTAGCCGGCTGCAATGGCCGCGGATGCCTCGCTCTCGCCGGCCAAGATTGCGTTCACGTAAGCCTGCTGCTGATCGGTCAGTCCGCCGACGCGACTGCGCGCAACCTTGAACATGCTCGCGGTGATGCAGCCGGCCCTGGCTTTGTGCCACTCAGGCGATCCCTGCACGCAGCGGTGAACGATCACTGCTCGCCCCCTTCAGCCCGCTCCATGTCAGCCACCCACGGGTCGGCCGCAGGTTCTTCGGCTTTCGGTTCTTCCTCGACCGTGCGAGCAGCATCGGCCCGCTCGGTGCGCGCCTTCAGGTCGTCAATCTCGACCTTCAGCGCATCGCGGCTGGCGCGGTCGATCGACTTCCACCATTCCTTGAACGTCTCGCCGCCACGATCGGCATGCGAGCGCGCTGCGTCGAGCAGATCGTCACTCGCGACCGGGGCCGCATTGCCAGTCGTCGCAGCCGGCGTGTGCTCGGTGTAGTCCATCAATTCCTCGGCGATCGGCATGCCCTTGAGCACGTCAGGGAACACGTCACGCAGGGCAAACGCACGGGCGCGCATCTGGCGCATGCGTTTCGGGTTCGTAGACCACGGGCCTTGCTTGCCGGACAACCCGGCGGTCTTCGCGTCGTCCACGCTGAAGGTGCGGATCTGCTCAGGCTCGCCGCGGCGCTTGACGCGGCAGGTTGCGGTCTTGCCGTCGTCGGACTCGAGCACGTATTCGCACAGCGGCGAGCCACGCACCAGGGCGATGACGGCATCACCCCACAACGAAGGTCGGCCGTTGATGACCGCGATGTTCTGCATCGCCTGCAGCGGCTTCAGGCCGATCTCGGCGCCCCATTGCACTGCCACGAGGATGTTGCCGGCCTTCTTCTGGTAGTCCTTCGGCACCATGTCGCTCTGCGACAGCAGATCGGCGAAGCGCAGCGCTTCGTCCAGCGACTTCGGGGCCAGCGAGAACATGCCGCTCGGCGCGGGCACGTTGCTCGTATTAAGTTCGGCGACTTCGTTCATTCGATCTCCACTCACATCAGTTGGATGCGCATCAGTTGCTGCGCTTGCTTGGTCAGGTAGTCGTTGTGCGCAGCGATCTGCCGCGGGAAGAACTCGGCCTCGCGCTGGGCCAGTTCAAGCGACCGCTTCAGGCCGGCGATCTCGTGCTCGGCCATCGCAATGCGATAGCGCACCGGGATCTGCATCAACAGGCAGCGCAGCTTGTGGCGCAGCGGGCGCCTCGTGTACGTCACGGTCATCATCGAAAGCCTCCGTTTCTTCGTCAGTAAAAATCGCCAGCCGGGACCACACGCAGCACGCGATCACGCTTGCAGCAAACCAGCAGGCGAGCAGTTCCATGCCTATGCCCCGAACCAGTGCCCCGGGAAAAACTTGCTGACCAGCAGGCCGGCAGCGATCCCCATGACGAACATGACCCAGCAGTAGCGCGGGTACTCGACGGGTTCCTCGATGTCGTGTTCAGTGGTCATTGCTGCCTCCGCGACTCAATGGAATTCCATGCGTCTGAAAGCCAGTCCATCGCGAGACTGATCGCGCAGACGGACACGAACACGGCGCAGCCGGATGAGATGAGGATGAGGATCAGTTCCATCAGGCGGCTGCCTTGATCAGTGAGCGGCCCCAGTTGTGGAAGTCAGCCGCGTCTTCCATCGCCGCTTCAGCAGCGTCCTGCGCCCGCTCGATCTGCTCAACCGTCAGCGCCTCAGTCCAGCGGGCCAGCACGACGTCGGGGAACACGTCGTCGGCCTTCATCCAGTCGCCGTTGATCAGCACATGCAGGATGGAAACGCTTGGCACGCTGCCGGGTCCGCAGGTGGTCGAGTCGGCGTTGAAGTTCGGTGCCTCGCCGTGATCGAACTCGGCCTCGACCAGAAACTGCGTGTCGCCGAGATGGACGGTCGAAACGAAGTTGCCGTACTCGGGTTTCGCGTCAATTCCAAGGAACGTATCCAGCGACGACAGCGCCCGGCGCAGTTCCGCCTTCAGCAGATCGTTCTCGTGCGCCAGGACGGCGCTGTGGATCGGCTTGCCGCCGATGGTTCCGAGTTCCGTGGCCTGATCATTGATGCGCTGGATCAGGCGTTCTGCGCTGGTTGCTCCCATTCCTTGAGGCTCCGTGACTTGTGGCTGCACAATGCGATGGAGTATACGCACCGTATTCCACGCAGTCAACGATGCGTGTTCATTAAATTTGTAACAGGCGCAAAAAAAGCCACCCGGAGGTGGCTGGCGGCAGCGCGAAGGCGGTCAGGTCTGTTTCTGCTCGTCGGTTTTCACTGGCGCCGGGATCGCAGGCAGAACCTTCTTGACATCCTCGTCAGACGTGGCGCGCTCGAAATACGCGAGCCACATGGCTTCGAACATGCCGCGGGCCGCGCCTGAGAGGTTGTCGTACTGCGCGGCGAACTTCATTGCCTCGGGTGAGAGGGAGTCATCCCAAAGTAGCGCATCAACGCTTACCGCGTAAATCTTCGCGAGCTGGCGCAGCGAAAACGGGTCAGGCATGTTCCGGCCCGTTTCCCAGGCTGAGACCGTGGCCTTCTTAATAGCAAGCCTGTCGGCCACCTGCTGCTGTGTCAGGTGCTTCACCGTGCGCAGTGTTTTGAACCGCTGCCCCAGCGCGGCCTGTTGCGGAGGGATCGATTTCTCGGTGCGTGTGCTTGCCATGCAGCCAGCGTAGGGCGGCTGGAAAAATTGTTGTGTACGCTGCGTTGACATTTTTAGAATACGCACTGTATACTGAGCCCACTATGAGCAAAATTCCACCGATGGATCAGGCGATCCGAGCAGCGGGCGGGCTTTCTGCCCTTGCTCGCGGCCTCGGAGAAACCAAGCAGACCGTACACAACTGGCGCCTGCGCGGCGAGCCACCAGCGAACAAGACGCTGGCGGTTGAGGCGCTCACTGGCGTCAGCAGGCAGCTCTTGCGCGCCGACTGGGCGTCGTATTGGCCCATCGAGCGCGTATCCAAATGAATGTCTCCGTGCGTCTCCAGCGCACTTTTGCCCCGGACGCTGAGACGACCAGTGTTCGGGGCATTTATTTGCGCTGCTTTCATGCAACGAATGCGCGCCTATCTGGGCAGGAAAACACCCCCATAGGTGCGAGTTCGTTGGGGGTGTTCGGAAACACAGTGGTTTGCAATTCGTGTGTTTCGCTATGACGCGCGCCTACATCGCCGGCCCGATCAGCGGCCTGCCGAACGGCAACCGCGCCGCGTTCGATCAAGCCGCCGCGCGCCTGATGCTCGCCGGCTACAGCGTCGTCAACCCGCACGACATCAATGCGCCGTACCCGAACCCGACGTGGTCGGAAGCGATGCGCCGCGACATCAAGGTCATGGTCGACTGCGACGTGATCGTGCTGCTGCCAGGCTGGGGCCGTTCACGCGGCGCGCTGCTGGAGCGCCAGATCGCCATCGCGCTCGGCCTGCGCGTGATGGATCTGTGCGACATCGGCGTGGCGGATGAACTGGGGATGCCGGCATGACCTACACGCTGCAACCCGGCACGATCGCGCACCTGTGCTTCAAGCACCTGAGCACGATTGCGACCGGCGGCGAGATCAGCACCGCCGAGTTGGCGTCTGCGATCGGCCAGCCCTCGAGCGCGATGCTGCCGTCGACGCAAGCTGCTCGCAACCACGGACTGATCCGCGCCCGCTACCGCGAGGACAACAAGCGTCATCTCTGGTGGTCGATCGGCGACGGCACTCCGCTCGAGAAACCCGCCGTCGATGACAGCGAGGAAGACGACGGGCCGCTGGGCAAGCCGTTCGTGCAGCCGCCAACTTCCATGCGCAGCGTGTTCGACCTGGCGCAAGCCACCGGATCGCCGCCTGCAGGCATGCGCGTGGCCATCTGGTCTGACGGCGCCATCCAGATCCGCCGCGGTGACAACGACGTCGCCGTGTTGTCGCCGTCCGAGGCCAAGCAGGTTGTCGACGCGCTGGATCGGATGTTGGGAGCGGTTCAGGAATGACGAAGCCATTGACCCCCGCCGGCTGCGACCTACGCGATTTCCCGCACACGCCGCTGTTCCGTGCGCGGCTGTTCGGTTCAGCTTTCCATGCGCGAGCCACCGATGCTGAGTGGCGCGCTGGCGTCACGCTTTGGCTCAAGTCATGGGACCAGGTGCCGGCCGGCAGCCTGCCTGATGACGACATCGAGTTGTGCCGACTGGCTGAGTTGGCGCGCGACATGAAGCAGTGGATCAAGGTCCGCAGTGGATCGCTGCGCGGCTGGATTGTTTGCACTGACGGTCGTCTCTATCACCCAGTAGTGGCCGAAGGTGTGAACACCGCATTGGAAGCGAAGTCTGCGCAGCGCGCCAAGACGGCGAAAGCTCGGCTTGCTGCGATGGAAAAGCGGCTGAAGGAGTGCAAGACAGATGCCGAGCGAGCGCATGTGTCAGAAGAGATCTCCAAGATGAAGCAGGCCATGTCAAAGGCGCCGTCGATTGAATCGACTGACCGTGCCACAGAGTCAGTCACAGACAGTGCAACAGAGTCTGTGACTGACTCCAAGAGAAGGGAGGGAGAAGGAGAAGGAGAAGAGATAACTCTTTCAGAAGCTAACGCTTCTGGCGTCAAGACGCCGCCGACTCCCCGCGACATGGTTTTCGCCACCGGCGTGACTCTGCTGACCGCAGCCGGCGTCAGCGACAAGAACGCCCGCAGCTTCCTCGCTGCGCAGTGCAAGACGCATGGCGACGAGGTAGTGCTGCAGGCGCTGACGTCGTGCGCCGAAGAGAGTCCGATTCAACCCGTTCCTTGGCTGCAGGCCGCCTTGAAGTCCGCGCCGAGCGTCAAGAAGGGCTCGGCCGCGCAGTCATTCCGCGAACGCGATGCCGAAGCGGCCAAGGAAGTCGCCCGTCGCTGGATGGGCTCGTGCGCCCCGAACACCCCCGACAGCAACGTCATCGACATGGAGGAAGTCAATGCTCGAATCAGCATGGGTTGACCGCATCCACGCCCGACTGCTTGTGCGCTACGGCAGCAGTTGGGTCGCGAAGTACCCGGGCATACCGGATGAGTTGGTCAAGCACGACTGGGCCACAGAACTCAGCGGCCTGCGCCCCGAGCAGATCAAGCACGCGCTCGAGCACCTGCCGCCAGAGTTCCCGCCAGGCGTCACGCAGTTCCGCGACCTGTGCCTACGTGCGCCCGAGCTGATGGCGCCTCGCCTGCCGGCTCCGAAGGCCGACAAGGCTCGGGTTGCTGCCGAGTTGCAGCGCATGGGTTCGATCGCCAAGGCCACGTCGCCGCTGCAATGGGCCTACAGGCTGCAGGAACGCGAGAAGCAGGGCGAGACCCTTACCGGCGGTCAACGCGCGGCGTGGCGGGCCGCTCTGCGCGACGGGATGGACGTTCCTGTCAGCGGCGGCGTGTTCGCTCGCATCGATCCCGAGAAGTTGCCGCCCGGCATGCGGCCGCAGATCGATGCGCATGTGGCGCTGATGGAGTCGGCGGCATGAGCTTTCGAGTCCCCGAAATGTATCGACAGCGCAGCGGCTATCTGGCCAGCACGGCGGCAGACGGAAACAACGGCTGCTTCTTCGTCAAGACCAGGCCGGGTGAGCCGCCGCTTCAGATCATTGCAAGCGACGGTATGGGTTGGGAACACGTCAGCGTGAGCAGGCCGGATCGAGTGCCCAACTGGGGCGAAATGTGCCGGGTCAAAAGCCTGTTCTGGGACAAAACAGACTGCGTCGTTCAGTACCACCCGCCCGAAGCCGACTACGTGAACAACCACAGCCGGTGCCTGCACTTGTGGCGCCCGGTCGGGGTTGAGATTCCACGCCCACCTGCGTTCATGGTCGGAGATGCAAGCCTGGGGGTGATCACATGACTACCCCACTGACCCACGAGCAACTCGAAAAGATGCGCCGCGTCGCCCGCGATCTGCTCGAGCACCACGCAGCCGGCGGCCGGGTCAACCCAGACGCGCTGGCATGGGCTCGGCGCGTCGGCGACCGGGCCGTCAACGACATCAAGGAGAAAACATGATTCGCGGCATCAGCACCGCCGGCTTCCCCTACGCAGGACCCGGCCACTACATCAACTTCACCTGCCCGATGTGTACCAAGCGCAAGGGCGCGCTCGGGTCGAAGTTGCGTCGTTTCCAGGGCTTGAAGCAGAAGATCTGCGGCGAGTGCGCAGCCAAGGAGATCCCGGCCAAATGACCAAGTCACAAGGCAAGCGGCACATCCCGCCGCGCGAGCAGCAGATCCGTCCGCGCATGCTGGCCATCATCCGCGCCAAGGGCGTGTGCAGGCCGAGCGACATGCCCGATGTCTCGTCAAGCTGCATCAGCAAGGCGGCCGACAGGGGCATCAAGTTGGGCGAAATGTTCCGCTACCGCTGCGGGATGCTGGTCTTCTACTTCGCGACCGCGCAGGCCCGCGACGAGTTCGCTGCGCAGCATCTGCGACCGCTTCCTGCGAAGAAGGCGCCGAAGAAAGGCTCGCGCGCCGGCTGGGGCGAAGACGATCCCGAGTACCTGCCGAAGAACCCAGACGGCACGCCGGCCTACAAGGTCACGCGCTGCCCGGGATTCGACCGCGATCCGTCGCGCAGCAATACGCATCCGATGTGAGGCGAGCATGAGAGATCCTTTCAAGGTCGATGGGCCGACGTGTATCTCGTTTTCAGGCGGTCGCACATCGGCCTACATGCTGTGGCGCGTGCTGCAGAGCAACGGTGGCACTCTGCCTGCAGAGTGCTTGGTTTGCTTCGGCAACACGGGCAAAGAGGAAGAGGCCACGCTTCGCTTCGTAGAGGAGTGCGGCGTGCGCTGGGGAGTCAAGATCAACTGGGTCGAGTACCGGGCCGACGCGCCGGGCTATGCCGTGGTGGACTTCAAGACGGCCAGCCGGAACGGCGAACCCTTCGAAGCCATCATCACCAAGCGCAACTACCTTCCGAACCCGGTAACGAGGTTCTGCACGGTGGAACTGAAGATCAGAACGATGCACAAGTTCCAACGCGCTCACTGGGCCAGCCTCGGGCTCGATGCGAAGGGGATCAACTGGGATCAGATGATCGGCATCCGTGCTGATGAGCAGCGCCGGGTGTCCAAGATCCGCGCCCGCGGGCACAGCACCAAGAGCGTCCACGAGACGATGTGCATGCCGCTCGCTGACGCAGGCATCACCGTGCAGGACGTGATGGCGTTCTGGGCTGCTCAACCGTTCCAACTCGAGCTGGACACGTTCAACGGGCGCACGCTCGCTGGGAACTGTGATCTGTGCTTCTTGAAACCCGCCGGGCAGATCCTGTCGCTTATCAACCAACGGCCGGAGCGCGCGACATGGTGGGCCAAGATGGAATCGATGTCGCTGGCGTCGAAGCCGAGCGGTGCGGTGTTCCGATCTGACCGCGCGACGTACGCCCAGATGCAGGCCAATGCATCACAGCAGGCCGACGCTTTCGGGCATGAGGAAGAGGCCATTGCGTGCTTCTGCGGAGACTGAAATGAAAAACCCGATCCTCGTTCTGACCCTGTACTCGATCCACCGGCAACTCGGAACGCCGTGGCGCGAAGCGATTGCATTGGCGTGGAGGCAGGCATGAGCAAGAAATGGCATTCAGGCCCGTGTGTTGTTGCTTCCGGTCGGGCTGGGTCTGATGGATACGGGAAAAAGAAGATCGGCGGGAAGACGTATCGAGCGCATCGGGTTGCTTATTCCGAGGCCAATGGCGTTTCACTTGACTCAATAGCCGGGCGGATCGTTTTGCACAAGTGTGATAACCGAATGTGCGTCAACCCAGGTCACTTAACTCTCGGAAGCCACCAAGACAACATGAAAGACATGGTTGCGAAGGGTAGGCAGGCGCGTGGAGAAAGAGCCGGGAGAGCAAAACTGACAGAGGCGCAAGTCGCAGAAATAAAAAGCAGTTACGTCAAAAGCAGCAGAACTAACTGCGCGCGAGCACTGGCTGAAAAGTACGGCGTTTGCAGGCGAGCCGTGGCGCAGATCGTTCAAGGAAGGAATTGGTCATGGCTGTGAAGCAGAAATGGTTCTCAGGCCCGCCGCCGTCTGTTGGGTGGTGGCCTGCGAGCATTCAGCGATGGGGCGATTCGATTCGCTGGTGGGACGGCAAGCGTTGGTCGTGTGCTGCCTATGGGCGTTCCAACGAGAGGGATGCGGCAGATATTGCGAAGTTGCCGGCACTTTGTAGGCAAAGCGAAATCGAGTGGCAACACCGCCCCGAATCGTGGCCTGATCGGAGCCGCACTTGATCCTCGGCCTCGACCCCGGAACCGAAGAAACAGGATGGGCGCTGTATTGCCCGGGCGAAGGCATCTCGAGTGGCATCGAGAAGAACGCCAACATGCTCACGATGATCCAGCGATGGGAGGTTATCGACCCTGTGCGGCTGGCCATCGAAATGATCGCGAGCTACGGCATGCCAGTTGGCCGCGAGGTATTCGAGACGGTGTGGTGGATCGGTAGATTCACCCAAGCATGGCACACCCCCGATCAGGTGCGCCTCGTCTACCGCAAGGACGTCAAGTTGCACCTGTGCGGCAGCCCGCGGGCCAAGGACGCAAACATCCGCATGGCGCTGATCGACAAGCTCGGCGCACCCGGAACGAAGAAAGCGCCAGGCGGCACCTACGGCGTTCGCTCGCATGCGTGGGCGGCGCTGGGTGTGGCGGTGACGGCGAGTGAGGTTTCTGCGTGAGCATCCGAATACTCCAAGGTGACTGCCGTCAGGTTCTCAAGACGCTACCCGACAACAGCGTTGACAGCGTTGTCTGCGACCCACCATACGAACTTGGATTCATGGGCAAGTCATGGGACAGCACTGGCGTTGCGAATGATGTTGAAACGTGGCGCCAGTGTCTGCGAGTGCTGAAGCCGGGCGGCCACCTACTGGCGTTCGCTGGCACCCGGACGCAGCACCGCATGGCTGTGCGCATCGAGGACGCCGGGTTTGAGATTCGGGACATGATCGCGTGGGTGTACGGGTCGGGGTTCCCGAAGTCGCTGGATGTGAGCAAGGCGATTGACAAGGCGGCGGGTGCGGAGCGTGAGGTGATCGGTCCAGGTCGATGGAATCACGT